TTAGCTAAGTTAGTAAGCCCTCATCGCGTGCCTAAGTATTACACCCCTTACAGGGACACAGTCATGTATAAGGTGTCTCAGCATATATGGCGACCTAAACCCGGAGCCGACAAAGTAGTACACAACGTTTTGCAGCCCGCCATACGGTTTGAGAAAGACCAATGTCTCGACTTACCCGAGGTAGTAGCCGTGGAAAGGGAAGCACCACTTACTGCGCAACAACAAAAATATTATACGTTGCTTAAAAAACAAATGACCATGCAGGCAGCGGGGGAGCAAATTACTTCGGTAAACGCCGCTACAAACTTAAACAAGCTGCTCCAAATATCTGGGGGTGCGGTCTACACGGACGATAGAGAAGTTGTTCAGTTCGACGTAAAAAACAGACTTAATGTAGTACTTGAGGTTATCAACGAAGCCTCCCATAAAGTATTGGTTTTTGTACCCTTTACCCACACGATAGAGCTGCTCAAGGAGTTTCTAAACAAGCACAAGATACCGTCAGAAATCATCTCTGGCAAAGTCTCGCTCAACAACCGCAGTAAAATATTCCACGACTTCCAAACGAAAGACGACCCGCAAGTGCTTATCATTCAACCTCAAGCGGCTTCGCACGGACTTACTCTTACCGCAGCAGATACTATCATCTGGTACGCACCTGTCACGAGTGTAGAAACTTACTTGCAAGCAAACGCTCGCATAGACAGGCCCGGCCAAAAGCACAGCATGACCATCGTGCATATACAGGGCAGCGAAGTAGAAGCGAAAATATACGGCATGTTAAAAAACAATGTGCTTAACCATAATAAAATTGTCGAGTTGTATAGAAAAGAAGTTGAATAGGTGTTGACATTGTCTATACAAATGCTATGCTCCTTATCCCTCTTAGCAAAAGGACGGAGTAATGACAGACGATACGACAGGCAAATTAGTCGCCGCTTATATAAACATGCGGACGGCTATACAAGAGAAAGAAGAAGAAGTAAAAAAACTTAAGGAACAGCAAAACCTTATTAGTGACCGAATGCTAGAACTATGCGCAAAAGAAGACATAGACAGCGTTAAAACCCCCTTTGGCACGCTTACGCGAAGGGTCTATTCCTCTTACTGGACCAGTGATTGGGATCGAATGTATAAGTTCATTGCCGAAAATGAAGCTTATCATTTACTAGAGAAACGAATCCACAACGGAAACATGCGAGAGTTTCTCGAAGAAAACCCAGACGTCTTACCCATGGGTCTGCAATCAGATCGTAGGTACGCTGTCTCTGTTCGTAAACCAACTAATAAATAGGACTTAAAATAATGAGCAATGATATATCTATATTCACAGGACAAACCGGCGTAGCTACAGGCAACCGACAAAGTGCGCTAGCCCAAAAACTGGCTGTCTCTTCGTCGGGCAGCAACCGTAGAATTCAAGCCAATATCAACGGCACGTTTAGAAAGATGGTCAACGGGGAGCAGGTGGGTAACGCTATCCGTGGGGAGTTTAACGCAGTAGTTGTTGGTATGTTGACCGACGTGTCTCGTATCTTCTACAAAGAAAAGTTCGACCCCAACAAGGAAGCTACTCTGCCTAACTGTTGGTCCAACAACGGTGACAAACCAGAACCAAATGCGGGTGACCCCCAGCATAGCAGCTGCGTAAACTGCCCTAAGAACGTAAAAGGCTCAGGTGAGAACGGCGGTAAAGCGTGTCGTTACCAACGAAGGGTAGCTGTAATCCTTGAGGGTGATGATTCTGGCACAATATACCAGTTTAACATTCCTGCTAAATCCCTGTTCGGGAAAGGCACGGGCAACGTTCACCCATTCGAGAGCTACGTGAAGTTTCTAGTCAACAACAACATGTCCCCAGACTTGGTAGTAACTAACATAAGCTTCGACAGCAACGCAGAGACTATGGAGCTTGTGTTCTCTCCTGTTAGAGAAATCAGCGACGCCGAGTACGAGCTAGTGTTGGCGGCACAGGAACGCCCTGAGACTGACATGTACACTAAACTTACCGCTGCCCAGACAGACGGCGTTGTTAAGACTCCTGCCCTTGCCAAACCTGCACCGGCAATAACTCGTTCGGAAGAACCAGAAGAAGACGAAGTTGAGGAAGTAGACGAGCCAGTAAAGCGGCAGAAGAAGAAAGAAGCTCCCGCAGTCGCCAGTGAAGAAGACCCACTAGCTTCTATTATTAACGACTGGGGAGGCGACGACGCCTAATGAGTTACGGATATAGCCTAAAACTTATAGAGTTGAATAAGGCTGCCGACAAAAAACTTCTAGGCGTTTGTCTCGGCGCGGCGTGCATCAAAAAAGATGTGCCCGTTGCTGAGGTCGCGGAGAAACTAAATGTCAGTCGCCAAGCGGTATATAATTGGTTTGCGGGGGTTTCCAATCCTAAAGCACCAGTGGCAGTAAAAATAGAAAAACTTATTGCCAAACTGGAGCGGTAACTTTATGGAAAACGCAGACCTCATAGACCTAGTTCGCCCTCAAGGCGGATGGTACGGTTTTCTTGCGGTCAAAGATAAAATCCATTCGCGTCAACTCATGGTAGAAACCAGAGAAGAATTAGACGCGACCATAGAGGAGTACGTAGCCAAAAGGTGGTGCGTATTTTTTGGACTAGCGAAGTTTGAAACCGGCAACAGCCGTACACAAGATAACGTCGAGTCTCTCAAGTCATACTGGCTAGACATAGACTGCGGACCGAATAAGTCCTTTGCGGATGAAAAAACTGGTAGGCCAAGTGGGTATGAAACACAGCAAGACGGACTAAAAGCACTGCGCAAGTTTTGCTTGGACGTCGGACTACCACAGCCGATGTTGGTTAATTCGGGCAACGGACTGCACGCCTACTGGCCTTTGGTCGAGGACGTGCCTAGGGATGAGTGGACACCAGTAGTTAAAAGACTTAGACAGCTCTGCATAGAAAACGAGTTCTATATAGACACGAAAGTGTTTGAGTCCGCTAGGGTACTGCGTCCACTTAACTCTTTTAATTTTAAAGGGGACATTGACGGGGTTGAAGCAAAACCCGTTAAGCTAATTTCAGTCGTAGACCCGATACCGTTTGAGACGATACGTGACATAGTTGGGGTAGTTAAGGGCGAGACAATAAAGGCTAAGCGCCCCATGTCTGCTATGGGCAAGTCCTTACTGAAAAACAACGAGTCAGTATTCTCTAAAATAATGCAGCTGACGGGTAGCGGTAAAGGGTGCCAGCAGTTGGGGGCGTGTTATGAAGACAGGGCTGATTTAGTAGAGCCGCGTTGGTTTGATGCGTTGTCGGTTGCTAAGTTTTGCTCAGACAGAGACACGGCTATACATAAGATGTCTGAAGGGCACCCCGACTACGAGTACCACTTAGTAGAAAAAAAGGTATTCGGCATAAAGGGGCCTCATTCATGTGCGGAGTTTGAAGTAAATAACCCCGGCGGGTGTGAGGGTTGCCCGCACAAAGGCAAGATTACCGGCCCTATTGCGCTTGGTAATACTATTGCTAGAGCTAAAAGCACTCCGCTTGCAGTGGTACCAGATGTTGCAATCGGGACACCGGAAGAAAAAGCCCCAACGCTTATGTTACCCACGGGTTATTTTCGTGGCGCTAACGGGGGGATATACAAAGAAGGTGAAGAAGGCGATGGTGAAGACGAAGAGTCCAAACCAAAACTCGTATACGGCAAAGACCTATACGTAGTTAAGCTTATGGAAGACCCCATAAATGGGTACGTAGCAGTGCTTAAACACCACTTGCCCAAAGACGGAGTAAAAGAATTTGTTTTGTCTAACACCCAAATTACCGACCGCAGTGAGTTACGAAAAGAACTAGCTAAGTACGGTGTTATGGGTAACGAGGTTCGCCACAAGTATATTGCAGAATATCTGCTGGCGTTTATTTTAGAATTCCAAGATTTAGAAAAGGCAAAAGCTATGAGAACACAATTTGGTTGGGCTGATAATGACAGCGCTTTTATTGTTGGTGATCGGGAGATTAAAGCGACGGGTGTTTACCACAGCCCGCCTGCCAGTTGTCTTGTGAACATGCTTCCGTACGTGCAACCTAAAGGCTCGTTGGATAACTGGAAGGATGTTTTCGCCCTGTATGGCAGGGCTGGTTTAGAAATACAAGCGTTCGGCGCACTTGCTGGGTTTGGCGCACCGCTACTAAAGTTTACTGGGCAAAAAGGTGCAGTCATAAACTTTATACACGCGGAGTCTGGAACGGGTAAGACTACTATTTTGCGTATGGCTAACAGCGTATTTGGTGATCCTGAAATGTTGCTGGGCACTCCAGAAGACACAGACGTAGGCAAGATACTTAAGGTGGGGTTCCTAAATAACATAGTTAATACTCTTGACGAGATAACTAACATGAAGCCTCTAGATGCGTCCCGTGCGCTGTATGCCTACTCACAAGGTAGGGGCAAAGACAAAGCTAAGGCGAATGCAAACGAGCTACGGGAGAACACCGTCACTTGGCGAACGATCTCTATAGCTAGCTCTAACGCATCCTTCTATGAAAAACTGGCTATGGTTAAAAACAACGCCGATGGCGAGATGATGCGCCTGTTAGAGTTTAAAGTTCCTCATTTGGCCGTCCCCGTTATATCTACACAAGAGGGTAAAGATATGCTAGATCACATGTTAGTAAACAATTATGGTATGGCTGGCGAGAAGTACATGCAGTACGTCATAGGCAACTTAGAAGAAGTTAAACAACTAGTTCTTACGATCCAAGCCAAGATAGATAAAGAATTGCGGCTCAGCCAGCGAGAACGAAACTGGTCTGCCGTATTTGCGGTGCACATGGCGGGTGGTCGCATAGCTCAAAAATTAGGTTTGTTGGAGGGTTGGGATTTGGCCCGTATATATGAAGTGGTCTCGCAGGAAATACTTGGCATGCGCAAGGACACCCAAGCTCCGGTTAGCAACCCAAGTGCAACCATAGGGGACTTTATAAACCGGCACCACAGCAATCTCCTAGTGGTAGAGGATGGGGTGGATAAGCGCACGAACATAGGTAAGTTCCCTGAGCTGCTGCCAAAAGGCGCGCTCTTAATGCGCTATGAACCAGACACACACAGGATGTATATAGCAGCCAAAGCGTTTAAAGCCGACTGCGTAGAAATACAAATAGACTATAAAGACACGGTAAAGCAGCTAGAAACTTCGGGTGTTATGCTCAAGACAGACAACAAACGTTTGGGTAAGGGCAGCAGCATTATGTCTCCGGCTACTAGGTGTTTGGTGTTTGATACGTCTCACGCAGACTTTGTAGACATGGAAGTTGTGGTTGACGCGAGCGCTGAAGATGCAAGTGGAGAAAGTTAGGTACGAGATAAACTGGGAAAAGTTTAAGGTGGGGTATTCGTTCTTTATACCCTGCCTAGACCCCATCACTGCTTGGCAAGAAATAACCCCGGTTCTAAAACGACTCAAGTACAAAACAATACGTAAGGTTGTTTTAGAAGACGGGGT